CCACTCCTTTATAAAACCTTGTACGTTGCGTTCCTTCAGCATTTCACCTGCATCCTTTACAGGTAACTTTACGTTCTTCGCTTTGTTGGGTGTAAATAAATCTAACACCGCACGAGATGCTTCCTGACCCGCATTGTCATTGTCGAAACAGATGACTACGTTCTCGAATGATTCAAGCCACTCCAAGTTCTGCTTGATGTCCTTCACTGCGCCTGATGCTCCTGAGCGTATTGACACTACAGCCCACTTACCATCAAACATTTCCGATACCGCTAGGGCATCAGCTTCTCCCTCTACTACTGTTATGTATTTACCACCACCTTTAAACGCTTGCTGACCAAACAGACCTGCGTTATCAAACGTACCGCTTGCATAGAATGATTTACTGCTTACTATGCGTGACTTGTTCCCTGTCTGCGCGCCTGTGTCCTTGTCAAAGTATGGGTAGTGGTGCTTGCTTATCTTACCCTCTGTGTCGTACTCAACTGTAACGCCAAACTTCTTGCACGTTGCCTCTGATATACGTCTATCGGGTATTGACGCTACTACTCCTGTCATCTCTAGTTTCCTGTTCGCTTTAGGTTTACTTTCCACAACCTCTCCGTTGCCTCTCTCGTAGTGGTCACAACCGCCTGTAAAACAGACGGCATGACCATCGGAGTACCTCGCGAGATTGTTCTTAGAGCCACACGATGGGCATGGCTCATGTTTAACAAAATGCGAGTCAGTCATTAGAAGTCGCCACCGCTTCCCTCATACTCAGCTAATTCTAATACCTTTAGCTTTTCGAGGTAAGTACCAGTACCATGTACAGGGTGAGAATTACCCTCTTTATACTGAATACGTACCTTAGAGCCTCTGGTCACTCGACCATCAAACTCTGCGCCCTCTGCGTCATAGACAGGTACGTCAAACTTACTACTAAACTTGCGCTGTTTGACACCCTCATACTCTCTCAGTTTGACACCCATGTCTGCTAGTTGTGTGGCATCTGAATCATCTAAAGAAAGCACTACTGAATATTTACCTGTATCCTGACCATTATAAACTTCAGTTGTTTCTAACTCCGCAAATGCGATTGTTCCTTCTATCGTTAACATAGTAATTTACCTTTGTGTTATTAATTAAAGATTACTTAAGTATACTTTAGAATATATCTTTAAAGGTTATAAACTAAAGTACCTATGTATAGTATATCATGTTTGTTTACCGATTGCAACTCCTATATAGTTAATTTGAATTAGGTACTGGTAATGTAGGAAAACTAAAGAATCTTCCCCCATTACCCATAGTACTCCTATAACCCGTAACAGGTTCTTAGTTATTACTCCTAATTATACCATTGTCTTCCGCAATCGACCAGTTCTCCTCTATCGCCTCGTCTGATGCTGAATGACAAACTGTGCATAAATCAAGGTGTTCGTCTGTCACTCTATCACGTTTTCTTAGTTCAGCCTCCGTTAATATAACATCACAGGCTTTACATCTACTCATCTTCAATTTCCTTGTATGGTCTTCCGTAGGTAATCACTAGGAACGGTAATAAGATTACTGTACCCTCAAAGGGCATTGTACTATGTTCCTTTGTTTCGCTGTTATAAGTCCACACTGGTCGACTATCAACGAACTCTAAGTCTATACCTACACCATTCCTTAGTTCCACTGTAAATAGTTTATTAAATACTATTGCATTAATCATTGTACTTTGCTCCTAGTCTGGTTTTAACTTCCTTAATACGTTCCTGCATCTCCTGCTTGCCTATTGGCGGGTATAGCTTTGCTAGTCTCTCTGTCTCCTCTCTTGCCTCAATTCTTCTTAATGATGCCTCATCTTCATCAAAGGGCTTCTCTGTATAACTCTCATAGTACCCTTTACCCTCACAGTAATCACTGTAATCATAACTCCCACAATCATCATATCTACTCATTACTATTTGCTCCCATTTGTTGTGCGTATTCATAACCCTGTCTGAATCCCTCTGTATAGTCCTTATTGCTTTCCTCTGACTCGTCAAAAGGGTACGAGTGTAAAGCGTCATATTCGCCTCTCTCGTAGTCTGTTAGCTGTTTATAATACTGGTACATTGTTAAATACTTTTCATCAGCCTCATCTTCAAGTTGACTCTGCTCTCTATAGTCTTTACTCATTGTCTTAGCCTCTCTTTACCAATTATGTATTACACCTGCAATTATAAACAAACAGGTAATAAAATTCAACCCTACAATCACAGTACGCACTAGTGCAATGTAATCAGCCTCGCGGTTACTAGCACCTGACTTCTCTCCCAGTGCTTTAACCCATATACGCCACATCTTAAGAACGTTATGCATAGGGCTTATGCCTCTCTACTATTACGTCAGTATAGCCGTCATTCCGCCAGTTACTGGCTATCCTGTAGGCTTCTTCTCTGCTTACTAGGTGAGAGTTTACCTCTACACCGCCAACCCATATTGTATATAACATTATAATAACCCCTTACTGGTTAAACTCTCAACCGCATAATCAAAACTATGTACCGCGTATTTCGCTCTCAGGTCTGTTTTCTGCTGTCTCAGCTTTCTAGTAGTATCAGCACCCCAACCGTATTGCTTATAGGATTCATTATACTTTGCTGATAGCTTTCTTAGCTTATTTCTGTACTCTGCATAATTCATGATATAACCCCTGTAAATACTTGAATCACCGCCATAGCATAAATGCTACCTATTGACACATTCCACAATAGCGCACGAATCTTATCGCGCTTTTGCTCCCGTTCAAACTGTTTCAACGCTAAGTATCGTTCTGCTGAATAATTCATAAACACCTCTTAAATTCAATTCTAAGCCATTTACTGGCTAACCTATACTATCCTACTAATAAACACTAGAAAACGCCTTACAAGGGATTACAAGGCGTTCTATGGTGCTTACTCCTATTATGCCACCTCAATTTATTTTCTCCAGTTTAAAGTGATGCGTATTAAAATCTACAGTATTAAAAAACTTGGTTGCTACAAATCTAGTTTCAAAGGTTCCGAGTATTCTATCTGTATCGGTTTCTACAATATGATACAAATAATCGTTAGTTTTTTTAGCGTATAGGCTTCTATCTGCTTGTGCCATATCCATTTTATTTATCCTTTCTAAATGTATTAGTATAATAAACATAATCTACACCGTACTGCTTTGCGATTACTGGGAGCAAGGGCTTTATTGAAAGTTTAGCCTCAGTATCAAAATCCCTAGTTGTAAATTGAGATTCGACTGTAAGCAAAATATAGCCATCTGCATCTACTATAGAATAAGTGTGTTTAGTCATGTTATGCCACCTGTTTAAAGTTTAATTAATTTAATAACGCCTACTGTTAGCCAATAGGCGCGATAAATTAACTAGCCTGATTATACGCTATATTTAATTCGTGTTGTTTATCGAGACAATCCTGGTATGTGTCGTAGAAAAATTCGTCACCGGTCTCAAAACATGTTGCTAAGTATTCAACATTGTCGCCCACTAGCGAACAAATATTAATGCCATTATCTAGCGCAATGTAAACATAACCACTGTTCTCATTGAATCCTACTGCTTCAACGTCAATTAAGTAATGCCCTAGTAATGTACCTAGCGCGGTAAAGCAATTAGCCAGTCCTACAGTCTCACAATATTGCATGTTATCAAAGTTTGAAATTTCCATAATAAATCACCTGTTAAAAGTTAATGTTTAAATAAATATAATAAAGCCACCTCAGAGAAGTGACTTGATGTAATTACTTAACCTTAAGTGTAGATTCTAATAGCTCATTTATTGCTTGTCTAGTGCAAGCGTATTTTGCTGACTTATATTTATCTGCCTTTTTAGTGTATAATTCCAAATCATTAACTAAACCATTAACAGTATTAATAACTTCTTTAGGGTTAGTTATGTCTACTAAAATGTTGTAGTCAAAAAGTTTAAGTTTAATTTCCATGTTATCGCCTCCATTGGCGTAGTTAAATAAATATAAGCGAGCCTACTGGTTTAGTCAATAGGCTCTATATATTTACTTAAGCAGGGTAGCATTCCTTATCATACGCATCAGACCATGCTTCACTATATTCATTAACGCCATAGTCGCTGATGGTTTCTTCAGGCTCTTGGTCGTATTCTAATATCACCGCAAAGACTGCTAAGGTTTTGAATAGATGCCCGGTCTCTGACTGTTCAGCTTCAGTGGTAGGTCTCTGCCACTTAATGTAAGTGAAATCTACTGACTCGATAGCCTCTTTAGCCTCTTTATATCCATAGGTCTTGGTTAATAGCTCGCCATCTTCACCGTCACGAATAACCAAACGGAAACCTTTATTGATAGCGTATTTAATGTTATGTAAATATGCTTTTTTCATAATGTATATACCTATATAGTTAATTAATTGATAGGTACATCATATAGAAGTACAAGCAGATTACCAATAACTTTTATGCATATGGATTAAGATTGTCATAACAAAATGTTATAACCTATGCTAGACCAGGATACGCTAGGCTGTAGCCCAGTGATAGCAAGGGCTTGAGAGAATCCCCGCGATTAAGCCTATAACCCATGTCCTAGTATAGCCTGACCATAACCCCGCTTAGAACGCATTATATTAGCTTACAAGACTATATAACCTGAGCGCATAACATAAGCATGACAACATAACTAAATGTTATTGGATTACTGGTGTTGTTCTATGGTAGTCCGATTGTGTCCCTGAGGTATCCACTAGCGTACTCACTTCCCCCCGTCAAGTCTCCTTGTGACCGCCTTAAGGATACTGGTCATTGTGTATAACCTGTGGATAACCTGTGGATAACTCAGCCCCTGTGGATAACCTGTGGATAACTTGTGGATAACCTGTGGATAACTTGGGGCGGGGGGGGGTCTGTAGGATTTTTATAGTGTGACTGTACCCGCCTGTATACTAAAAAAGCCAATATTCAATAAAAAGAATTAATCTAGGTTTATCCTCTAAGTTATTGTTTTCCTTACGTATTGTGACGGGTACTTAAGTATGACAAATATTAATACAAAAGGACAAAAGTATTACTATTAGTTATGGAACTAAAAAGTTGGCTCGCGGGTCTAATTTAACTAATAAAGTACTTGACATTACGTTATAAATATGCTATAATATACTTATAGTATAGATTAATTTAAAGCCTTAAGGATACTTAAGTAGTCTTAGATATTATTCTTTAATGATTATTCTTTAAAGTTAAATACTAAACGCGTC